TTGCGTTGAAGAGTCCTGACCTGAAGTACCATCGTTAAAGTGCATCTGAATACGTACACCTAAATCTCCAGCACCATCATCAACAGGAACCCTAAATGAATTTCCTGAGGCATAATACCAAGCTCCAACACTGTGTGTACTTGCACCAAATGTGGCGGATTTCTGAGAAACGCTTCCCGCTGTTATGTAACAATCAACAGATGCATAAGCTCCACCAGGAGAGCAATAGCCCCAGTATGGAGTAACCGTAGCATATGTGTCCCCATAGTTACGGGTTACAGTAATCTTGCACCACCCTTGACTGGATACTGTCCAGCCAGGGCCATATGTATACCATACAGGTATGTTTATTTCCTTTGTAGTGCTTGACATTAGTTACCACTCCATTTCTTAAAATCTAGAGAACCATTAGGCCTTGGACTGAATTCAAAGTTACCGATTCTTAAGGTATTGTTAAACTGTCCATCATTTACATACATCTTGTTGTTTGAAAAGTAAGCTACTTCAGAACCTGCCTGTACAAACGAAATTCTGTCATTCTTCTCAATCAGTTGTATTGGATTATCTTCGGCTCCAAGATAGATATTTCCATCAATAAATCGAATATATTTATGAATCTCATTAAAGGACACATTATTCTGTTTTATCGAAGAATCAATATCCGCTTTAAAATTGGTAAACTCAAAGTTGAACGAATTTTTTGTCTGTTCTAACTTAGTTGAGATTTCACCAAACTGAGAGTCCAGGTTTTCTTTATCGTAGTACTTCTCCGATATCTCAGTTCGAATTGCATCCTTTTCTTTGTTGATCTGCGAGTCTGTAATCTTTACTGCGTTATCAATACGTGCAAGTGCATCTGCATACACTTTTTTAGATGCCTCATAGTCACTGGATAACTGTACAAGTCCATAGCTAAATGAAAGATTGACAAAAACGGTACAGTCTACATAGTAAAGGTTGTCCGTGTTTCCTAAAGTGTACTCAGGCTCAGTACGACTCCATACAGTATCTGATGGAGGATATGAAGTTGGTACTTCTGGTCTATCCGGGCCTAAATGATAAAAGCGATAGATTCCCTGGATATCCGTAACGGAAGCTAAAGATATCGTATCACTGCCTAATATTTCATTTTTAGCATTAATAACCTGTACTGAGTAGTTTGTATTCAATACTGAATCTGGTTCTGAAACACTTAAAGTTAGATCTGATCCAGTCTGCCGAGTGTCATTTTTAAACCACTGAACAGTTCCCAGATTCTTTACTTCAGAACTCGTCAGCTTTTTAGAGCCTCTTCTGACTTCAAGAGTCAAAGTAGTTTTTATCGACTTATTTTTGAATATCTGACCTTGCGAAGATAACAGTTTAAAACTTAAAGCAGCTTCTCCCGCAACCCCATCTTTTCCGTCCTTACCGTTCGTTCCGTTGGTGCCATTGGTGCCATTGTGTGAAACTGAATATGTTTCTGTGCTGGATCCATCACTGTAGAAAACCTGTGTACAGACCCATAGATACTTTCCCAAAGGTACAACAGGAAATTCAGTCTTCCATCCAGTTACCGGCTTATCTTGTGCCGTATCTGTGACTGCATACGTAACAATCGTTTTCTTGATATAGACGCTAGTACCATTCTGTACTTTGGTTACTGTTAGCTCATAGCTAGCTTTCACAACGCCTTTGTCGTTAACCGCTTCAACATGGTATGTCAAACTTGGATTTAAGCTTGATTTCTCAACGTTGATTGAGTTAGCCGTTGACACAAGTTCTCCATCTAGATACCAGTTTATTTTGAATTGATCTGTAACATCTTTGCCGTTGTCTTTTACAAGAGCTACAAGAACTGTACGTTCTGTATCTTCATTTAAAACTGTGCCGTTTGAACTACTGACAACTAACTGATATGTTTTATTCTGTTCAATCAATCGATTCATTTCATCAATCAATTCATTTGAAATTCCTGAAGCCACTTCTGTGAAATTATCAAAAGTTGTCTTGCATCTGTCTCTATCGGTAAAACTGATCTCCTGCTCTACGATTCGAGCCTGCAGATACATAGCCGGCGCATATTCAGTATCCTCAATCGTAAATGTATCTCCTATATTTGCATCAATGTAGGCATCTACATCATATGTGACAACAGGGTTAACATGCTTCTTTAACTCAGCTAGCGCCTGGCCATATAAAGTATTCACATTCTTTGTTTCGTAGGACCATATCTCTACGGCATACATATCATTACTGTGATCCGTTAAAAGAGTCGATGGAAACCGGTCTCTAGCTTGAGGTGCTAGAAGATTATTACCACTGACCATGTACTCAACATTACCATTTGCATCATATTCTTTTTTTCCATTTAATGATGTTAACTGCAATCCATCTGTGCCGGTTGGCCGAATACCTGTATAAAGTTCAGTAATATCACTGGTTTTTACAATTGAATGGATGTCATTAGGATATCTTAAAATAGTTCCTGTACGATTTGTTCCAAGACCTTGATTCGAACCGGAATGTTTACGATAAACGTTCAGAGTTACGCCTTTTAATGAATAGTCATCGTTCAATTCTGTAATGAACTCCAGCTCTGCATCAAAAACATTGGCCAATGAATAAAGGCGGCTCAAAACAGTGGCCGTACCATCCCAATCATGACGAATTGACTTGTTAGATACCTCATTGATTCGAACTGTAAAGGAGCGCTCAAAGCCCCAGGCCTTAATATACTCAACGAAGCTCATGGCCCTTGGCGACTTATAAGCATCGATCTGTTCGTTTGTTAGTTCTAAACTTAGCCCATAAGCTTCGACTATTACTGTCTTTCTTGATTTTTCAACATTCATAATCGTCAAGTGATACCCTTTATCCTTGTACTTGAAAGACAACTTATTTCCTTCAACCAGATATTTAGCATCTTCATGTGCTGTGAGTGTTTTAAACCCAAAAGTATATGCAGATCCACTTAAATATGTATGTAACGTATCACTCCAGTATGGCATCGCCTTATCAACATCATTATCCAAATGTGCAAGAACTGTACCATAGGGATCCAATACTGCAATTCTGACTTTTTGTAATACTGTCATAACCAGGCCTCTCTGATACGAACAGTCACATCAGGTTGTTTCCTGCAGAAATCAGAAACATGAAATTTAATATCTGTTTTTCCTGGAGGAACTTTGAAATACTGAGTTCCTACAACTTCGTCACCTGGTCTGTCCATTCCGTTTACGTATATATGCGATGTCTCTCCATCGATATTGATTACTGTGCCTGCTGGGTATCTGTTAGGAACATCTCTCCATTTGCTGACATGCTGTTTATAGAAGTTAATCACATTAAATCCCATCATGGACATCAATTGATTACCTGCTCGGTTTCCCCACTGCTTAACAGCAACCTGTATCTTCGTACATTTCATATCTGCGATTTCCGGAATTGTGTAATTATAATAACCACCCCAGTAGAAGAAACGTATATTCGCACCTTCCTTTAAGATGTCACAATGTCCCCAGTCCCAATACCAAGGATTCTGGGTATGTAAGTGAGACGTTGTATAGCCCCAATTCTTCAACACTTTACCATTAGCCCATATTTCGTAATGTCCTGTATTACCAACCGCATCTGTCTTATACCAGTTACATCCACAGATAAGTTTGTTGTCTGCTGTTAAGAAATTGATACACATTTCTCCCGTTTGGCCCATCAAGCCAGCATAGAATAATAGGTGAAAATAGCAGTAGAAGTTTTTAGATCCACTAGTGTCTCCGTTTGAGTCTGCTGGCAATACAAGAGTTCTTAGGCCGCCGTTAGCAGAGCCCTTTTTATTTCCTGTACTACCAAAACCTAAGAATCTATTGTTAAACCACGTATGAGCAAATAAGGCACCATTTGCGCCATATTGTGGATGCATAACATCTGTACCATTTGTATCATCCTTACAGTTAAAAAAGCTGTCTAAGGAAGCAAGGTGTTCATTCTGTTCATAGGTTTCTGTATCCAATTCTTCGATTTTACCGTACTGCATAATGCCCTCTGTCGATACTATTCCAACATATCCTGTTTCTGCAGTGCAGTTAATCTGATAGTCAACAGTTGCAGGTAAAGTTCCTTCATTCTCTACAGTTAAAGATCCTGAAGACGTTGTAAATTCCTTCAGGGCTGTACTGTACTTTCTTGGATCAGAACAATAAATTTCAATTTCTCCAATAACACAATTAGAGCCAGCATCAACTTCTGTGTTTGATAGCTTGGTACCAATAAAGTACTTATCTAATTCGTCATTGAAAATGATCTGAACCTGTTCTTTATTGAGTAAAGAGTTCAGTTTGTTATAAGCCTGTCTGTATTCATAATTGCTATCTGCCTGTAGCAGGTACTTTACTGTTATGGTTCTAGGCTTAAGTCTTTTAGAGTTATAAATAGTTCCATCCATTCCATCAACCTCAGTTTCAAGAACTTCAGATCCTAACAGCTCTCTACCACTCACTGAGAGTGTTCGATAGCCTTTTATTTCGTTTTCAATAAAAACACCATCATAGCACATTGCCTCGGCCGGCAAATCTACACCGGCCTGAGGTTTTGTGTCTATTGTGTCCACAAAGTTATAGAGCATTATTTAACACCTCTCAATGTTTTATTAAATTTCTGTGATCTAGCAAGTTCTGCCTGGTCATACTTAGCAGTTGCTCTCGCCATTTCACGACCATCTATTTCTAAAGGAACCTCAATGATGTATTCGCCGCTCATTGAGTACGTATAGTCGCTATTCAAGGATGTCGTCATTCCTGAATAAGATAAGTTCGGTTGTAGCATGTTTGGCATATACAAGATATCTGAAGCAACTTCTTTGACCTTTGTCTTCATAGCCTTCATACCATTGACTAAACCTTGGGCCCACCATATACCATTCTTATACTGAACTTTAGAAGGTGATCCAATCTTAGCCTTGGCCTGAATTGCCGCATCTGCTGCAGCTGCCAAACTAGCGGCCGCTGCTCTGACTGAACCTTCGCTTGCTCTTAAGCCGTTTGCAAGTCCTTGGCCAATCATCTGACCACAATATTGTGCTCTTGACTGACACGCATTGAATACACTAATAATGTTATTGCATGACGATCTTGCAACAGACACGCCCCTTGATAAGCTTCCTTTAAGTCCTGATGTAAACTTAGTACCCATTGCAGTTCCTGAAGTCGAAGCCCTAGCTTCAGCTGCAGACATTGCACTGATAATGCTATTCAATGAGCTCGTCACCGTAGCCGACGTACTGGCAAATGTAGTACCTACCATACTGATAGCCGTTACAAGGGCCATCATCTGAGTACCAGCACTACCTATGCCTACAGAAGCTGCAGATATAGCACCTATACCGGCTGCAACTGCCGCTAAGCTAGCTCCCATATCCAATAGATTTAATCCTGTAATAATCTGAATGCCTTTAGCTAATTCCTTGAACCCTTTACCGGCATTCAAAGCAGCCGTACCAATAGAATCAATAACACTTGATACAGACTGTAATACGCCTGAGACTGCTTCTCCAAAAGCAGTAATAACTCCTGATATTCCATCGAATACCGTTGTAATAATGCTTCCAAATGACTCTATTGTGCTACAGATACCTTCAAAGACTGTCTGAATCACTGGTCCTAACGCAGTCACAACAGTAGCTACACCGTTCAGGATCATCTGCAATCCTTCACCCTGTGAACCTGCTAAAGCAAACGCAGCGCCAACTGCAAGAGCGGCCGCAGCAATACCTAGCCATGTTGTTGGTGGAATCATAGCCAAGGCCTCACCAAGTCCTCTGAAGATAGTCGCAATACCGGTACCAATACCTTGTGCTGCTGTTGAAATAGCACTACCTAAGGATGTCACAATACCTGAAATAGCGGTTCCTAGAGTTTCAATTACTAAGGAAATTCCCTGAGTGATACTGTCAAGAATGCCTGAAATAGCCGTACTAATACCTTCAATACTTGTCTTGATCGTATTGCCAACAGATTCAACCACTTTAGCGATACCCTCATACTTGGCCTTGATCTTGTCGATTCCGCCTGTATTAGGAACACTGCCCCCAGATTCATCTGAATCGTCTTTCTTCTTTTTGAAAAGATTCTTTAATGGATCCAAGCTCTTTGTACTTGCTGAGTCTTTAATAGCACTTATAAGATTCTTAACATTGCTAACAGCGTCTTTAGCATTAGCGCCAGCATTCTTAGCAGCACTTCCAAAGTTCTTCAGATGTGATATTCCGCTTTGTACGGCTTTATATCCTTTAAAAGCCAGGAATAAGCCAGTCACTGCTTTAAGTGCGGTTTGAATCGTTCCTGGATCCAGTGCACTTACAAACTCAGCAATCCTTTTAACAACATCGGCAATATTCTTTACAACTTTACCGAAGGCATTCGCAAGATTTTCGATCACACCACTTTGAGCGCAGGCATCCATTACATGAAGTACTGCGTCCTTAACAGCACTTAAGGCAGATGCACAAGCCTGTATAGCTCCAGTATCTCTGAATTTCTCCCAGGCACCTTTCAAGGCTTTTGCCATGTCAGAGAAAACCTGTTTTACCTGATTACAAGTATTGGTAATTCCATTGACATCAATCAAGCTTGAAAACTGACTTGCGATTTCTCCAGCAAAATAAGAAGCTGTACCTACAATCTGACCAAAGATATTTGCAATAGTTTCTAAAAGCATAGAGTTTGCCAAGGCATCCCCTATTTTATTAAAGGCCAGGCCAAATTTATTCAAGGCTTTCTGAGCTTCTTGAATGGCCCCTGTATCCTTAAATGCATTCATTGCACTTCTTACTTTTGTCTTCATAGTGTTGATTGCACTCATAAAGTCCTGTAGGATAGCCGGTTTAAATGCATAGTCGATACCGTCCTTGGTCTCCATGAAGGCTCCTGAAAGACTGTATATAGATGATTTAACCTTATCCAGGATATCCACAAAGCTTCCAAATCCCTGACTGTCTAGAATGTTATTAAAAGCACTGATGATACGCATTTCAGTGTTCTCTACGGCAGACTTTATATTAGTAAAGCCTGTGCGAATCGTTTTGGATGCGCTTAATGCGGTTTCCGCAAAACCACCTGCTTCTGTATCACACTCAATCAAAGCTGAATTGAACTGATCAAATGTAATCTGTCCGCTTTTCATAGCTGCATACAATTCATTTGTGTTACCTGAAACAATACCTAGCTTTTTAGCTGTTTTAGTCAAAGCCGGTGCCATAGTCTCCTGAAGAGTTCTCCATGACTGCATATCAGGCTTGCCAACGGCCAGCATCTGAGAATACTGTTGTTGAGCACGACTAACATCGGCAGTAGAAGCACTTGAGGCCAGTAAGGCGTGGTTCAAGGCAATAGCCGTATCCGTAGCCTTATCCATGTTTCCGGTTACAGAGGTCAAGGACTGTGCACTTCTAACGATATCGGATAAGGAAGTAGGCAACCCCTGCACTGAGGCATTTAATTTTGATACAGAAGCTTTAGCGGCATCTGTTGAAAAGCCTAAGGAGTTCATTACTTTTGGATAACTGTGCAATGTATCAAATCTAGTGATGGCTCCATCTAATGAAGTGGTTACTGTGTTCATAGCGACGCCTAAGGCTTTCGTTACACCTACACCGGCTACAATAGACTTGACTTGAGATCCAAAGGAATTACATACTCCCAGGGCCTTTTTGAACGTGGACGACATGTTTTTATCGGTAGCCGATAGTATGGCTTCAACGCTATAGCTTTCTGCCATATGTGTACCTCCTTATGTTCGTCTAGTTCTCCTTTTCTTCTTTATTTTTCATAAATTCGCTTACGCGTTCCAGTATGGACTTTTTCTTTGTATTCTTTTCACTACATAACCTTTCAAGAGCCGCATCATAATCAAAAAATTTCTGAAAGGTATCAAATACTTCTTTAATCTTATTGCCTGACTTTTTCTTGGCCTGGGCAGTCATATTTAAATAGGCTTGAAGGTGTAAATGATAAAGCTGATCTACTTCTGCATATTCGAGTGCTTTAATCTTCAATCGATATTCCTTAGGTGTAAGTGCATCAACTTCACTTAGGCTCTTAAAGTTAAAGTAACGAAAGCAGTTAATCGCTATCTGTTCATACTGTTCATTGAAATCAAACTTTTCTATGCTTCCTGAGGCGCTCTGTTCTTCATTGGAATGTATCCTACCTCCAATAGCATTTTGCTTACGATTGTATGAGATACATTCGCAGTAGATAAAAAATCAAGCACACTATCTACTAGAGCTTCAATATCTTCTACATCAACGATATATTTTTCTAGATCCTCTTTCTTTACTCTTGGCTTTTGTCCGGCGTTCATAGCCATTAATACAGTTACAAGAGCCTCCATATCACCAGCAAGCATAAAAGATACTTGATATGATAATCCGACATCTTTTTTCACGTTCTCATCAACACTGACTTTTACGCCCCTGTTGATTTCTCGTAAAAAAGCAAAGTCTGCAGTAAATTCATATAAGGTTCCGTTAATTTCAAGTTGTAATGGTTTCATTTTTAATTCTCCTTTTCTTTAATAAGTAAAAGGACGTGCTATATCAGTACGTCCTCTGTATTTGTGTTAACTATTTTGCAGCTGCTTGAGTTGTATCCTGGAATGCATACTCAATTAAAGTTTTCTGTTCGGCAGTAACTGTTGCATATCCATCCGCACCTTTTCCTTCTACCTGGAATGTCAATTCCAATTGTGCTAAATCATCTGAGGCAGAAGTTTCAGTCTTTTCAGTCAAATAGGCATGATAATAAGTTGCTTTATACTTATTTCCAGCACCTGAAGCCTCTGGCTCTTTCATGTTGATTTTCCAAAGTTCCACTTTTTTACGATTTTTCAAGGCACTTGTTAAATCATTAATCAAAGTGTCTCCCTTTGATAGAATTGAAGACGCAGTAATTTCAATAGACACGCTTCCTGTTTTGGCTACAACACCATCTTTGGTTTCTGTAGTATCAGAGTCTGCAGACATTGATTCTTCGTTTTCTGTTGTAAAGGCTAATCCCTTTGCAGCTTGACTAGATGCTTTTTCTAATAATCGATACATGTATACAATATCGCTGCCTTGTACTGTTTCTAATACGGCATCTGCAAAAAGCTGTAAATCAAATTTAAGCATTTCTTGTTCCTCCTGCTATTTCATATTCAAGTTCCAGGACGCCATGCATTAATGGCTCACTGGTTGTATTATCAGACAATATACGTTGTTCTATATGCCTGATTCTCCAGCAATAGTTCTTCGTTTTTTGAATTCTACGCGAAATATTCTTGATCTGTTGAAGTAGATCGGATACTGTACCACGTTCTCGACAATTGTTATGCCAGACATTAATAGTCTGATATACTCTGCCTCGAATCATGGTTTTATTGTCGTAAGAATCAACAAACTGACTGTCTGCTAGATAAACAAAGGGGTAGGCTGTTCCTTCTGGTGGCATAAATCCATCGTAAACACCTACTCCTTTTTCTTTAAATTCTTCTTTTAACTGTACCAGTAAAGTGCTGAACAGTTCCTGTTGTGCATCCATTTATATTCACCTACTTTACTAGTTTCTTGAGATCTCTCTCGAAAATAACTTTCTGGTCGTTATAGGCAGGTCTGACAAAAGGCTGAGCACTCATAAAACGTGTACCATACTCGACATATGGACTGTAATGTGTTCCGGGTCCTGCCTTGTAGGCAAAACCACCATTGATTGACTGACCTCTGATACTTTGTTTAGTAGCACCTGTAGAATAACCTCTGTCAAATACAGCATTACGTACCATTTTAGCCTGCATTTCGATGCCATTCTGTTTTACTACCGTCTTGACATCTGAAAGAGTCGCATTGTCTTTAAGGCTTTTTTGAAGACGTTTTAAGCCTTTAATCTTTACTGTGGCCACTACTGAACCTCGGAAAGAATGAAGGTTTCTTTTACTCTTAACTTCCTTCTGTAATCGACTTTGTATCTTTTAGATCCAATACGAATGAAGTCAAAAGAGTAGTTATACGAATTCTGAATGTGAACTGTCAGAGATCCCTGTCTTAACTTTCCATAGATTTGCATGATCATCTCTGTTTTTGTGTCCATTACAGATGCATATACCTTGTCTTCTGGAACTACATCATCGTCATAATTACCGGTCTCGGTATTGTAGCCTCCACGAACAATATGTTGAAAAAAGATAGGAGTGTCATACCTCATAAGAATCTGACCTTTCCTATCTTTTGTTCTTTGTTGGTACTTCTCCAGGCTTCAATATCGTCCTCAAAAGCCTTGAAGTCATTATCCCTAAAGTTCATTGTCTCGCCTTCAACCGCATGACCTGATAGTCCTTCTGAGCCAATACGATTGAATCGTGATACAGATACTTCAGTTACGATATACTCAAGTTCTTCAGGAACCGTCTTAGAGCCTAAGAGAGTTTTAAGACGACTCTGTGTCAGTTCAACAATAGCATCTAACTGCTTATCTTCCTGTCCTTCACGACCTAAAAGGATCTTTACGTTGTCGATTACTGACATGTTCTACTCCTTATTCTGCTTTAACAGTTACTGCAGTAGAACCTTTAGCAGTTGCACAGTATGCAGCATCTACATCGACTACAGTGATTGTCTGAGCAGCAGTTGCTTTGATTTCAGACTTACCATCCCATGCAGACCATCCACGTACATTTTGACCTAATTCAACTGTTGTTTCTTTAGAATCTAATTTGTATTTATATGTGTGACCCTGTGCTAATTTTCCTGAAACAGTAATCTTAGTCATACCAGCGGCAGTACCTTCTGCAGAGGTAACTGTTAAGCTTCCTAAAGTTGCATCTGAGTTAACGACTGCGATGGCTTTCTTGTTCACTTCTGGAACGTATTCACCGGCTTTACCTGCACCTTGTAATGCTAAACCATCGAAATCTTCTGATTCGATAGTACGGGCAGTGTTGATACCTGTGAAGCATTTACCAATACCTGCAATATATGCTTTGATATATTCATTTTCTGCGAAAAGTTGAGTAGGCACTTCTTCGATATCGAATCCTTTAAAGCGTAATACATCACCATTATCGATATTTACTGATGATTTCTTGCTTGAAGTAGTTAAAGTACAGTCTTGGATGATTGCATATACATCTGGACATACTTTAGCTTTACGTGTTCCACGAGCACCGATATCAGTAAAGTATTTATTCAAATCGTTGAAGGCTTTGATTACTGAAGCTTCATTCAATGTAGTAATCTTAACTTGTTTTCCTGCATTCTCAGTAATGTAGTCGCCGTGCCAAGCGTTAAACAATTCAATTTTTGCGATGGCCTGCAATTCTAATCTGTCGTATACTGCGCTTTCAACGTCATTATTTACTTTGTGGTAATCAATTCCTTCGTGGAATGCCCATTCGTGAGTATATGGAACATCTTCATCTACATATGTGATCTCTGTACGTTCTCCAAATCGTGAAGAGTTACCTGTACCTTTTCCAAAGGCTACATCTTTATCTTTGCTGTATTTATTGACTACGACTGGAATATCTGAAGTTTTTACTGTAAATGCAGTGTCTGACTCTCTAACTCCGTCTAAGGCTTCCAAGTCACCAACGAACATGTCTCTGAAGTATGCTTGCACACCGAATACGGCTTGAATCAATTCTTTAAATTCTAATTCATAACGACGTGCTGCTGTTGATCCATCTGCGAACATTTGTAAATTAAATGGGTTTGCTTTTGCAAATAAAGCTTTGTTCATATTCTTAATCTCCTTATTTCTTGTATTTGTTCAATCGTTTTTGAAACTCTGATAGTTCATTTTTTCCGCTGTTAAAAGACTTTGGAGTTTTTCCAATAGCTCTCTCGGCTTCAACGGCTTTTCTGTCGGCTTTGATAATAGCTACAAATTTATCGATACGACTCTTTGTAGTATCTGCATCATCACCAACTACGAAGTCTAGAATGTCCTGTGTTGCGGTGATATTGTGATCAGACTGCAACATATCTGCAGCTTGTCTAGATAGATCGGCGTGTTCCTGAGCTTTTTTCAAACGTTCATTTTCTGCACGCAAATCATCCATTTCTTTAGCTTTCTTCTCTTCTTCGTACTGTCTTTTCTGCTCTTCATTCATTCGAGCTAGCTTTTCGGCTTCAGTTCTAGCATTCTCAATCTGTGTGGCTGCAGCTTCTTCTGCTTCCTTACGGGCTTTGTCCTCTGCACGTTTAACTCTTTTTCGAATGATGTTGTCCAATTCTTCCTGGGTGTATGTTTTAGCAGCCTTTTCCGGTTCGTCTTTTGATCCAGTTTCTGCTGAACCCGTTTCTTGTGCACCCTCAGCTGCTGGGTCCACTTCCGGTTCTGCAAACAATTGCAAGCTGAATGGATATTTTAAGGCAAAATTTAATGTTTTCATTTTCTTGATCTCCTTCTTTTTAATGAGGTTATGTCCCTCGCCATGAGCTTTTTAGGTCTTCAAAGTTTGGACCTTTAAAACTTTGGCAGTCTACGAGATGCGATATACACCTTGTACTGCCTTGATCGGCCACAAAAAAGGCACCGTTGACTACGTACTTCAACGATGCACTCTAATTTCCGATCATAATATCTTTTTTCAATATGCTCCTCATATCTGTGATTACACATCTCTCAGTTCCACGTATTCCGGATACGCTTCTTCTGTGCCTTTGCAGCCTATTCTGAAGAAACTTAGCGCTAGTTCTCCAGCAAGGTCTAATTCAGAGATATACAACGTCTTGCTATCTTCATCAGGCTCATCGTAATATCTGCAAATAGCATCGGATGTTTCGTCGATTGAATTGGCCAATGTCAGGAAAAGGACTGAGATAGCACTGCAGACGATATCTCTTCCTCTTGGAGCGTAACCTGCATGGCCATGCATTTCAATCAGGCAATCACGTTCTGTCTGTTTAATTTTTATATTGATCACATGGTATCACCTGTTTCATTTTGGTATTAGAAAAGGCCACTCGTTTGAGTGACCCAATTTTTTAAAATCCTGGAATAATGTCTTTTACATCCTTCAGGGTTTTCTTTACTTTTTGAAGCATAGAATTTTCAAATAGGTATTCAATACCTTTTGGAGTAATTAAGGCCTTGGTTAAATCTCCCCAGCAAATACCATCTTTTGTATTTTCTGGATCAATTCCAACAATATAGCCATCTCTTAACAGAGCTGCAATAATGTACTCCCAATATGGCTCTGGTAACGAATATTGAGATGCCGTCAAAAAGGAACGTTCTGGCTTTTCACCTTTTTTCAAGCAATCATACAAGTACTTAAGCACCTGATATACAATTACAAAATAATCATCTCTTGCCATGGTACATCTCCTTTTTCTACAGAATAACACCTAGCAAAGAAGATAGCACAACGTTAAAAGAATCTTTTACAAATTCGGAAGCTTTTTTCATACCACTGTTTTCTTCCAAAAAGATAACGCCTTCATAGGTAATCTTGAAAGGTGGATTTGTTTCGACATAGACTTTAACGTCTTTATACTTGTTTTCATATATCTTAAACCCTTTGATGTAGCCGTGGGTTACTAATGTGGAAATAACTTCCAACCAATAGCTTTTAGGAACATCAAACAGTTCCGAGCTATAAGAAAAGTCTTCTAGCCTTGCTTCTTTACCAAGTTTCATACATTCATATAAATACTTTAAAATCTTGTACATCAATACCTGCATATCGTTACTAGCCATTTTTATTACCATATCTTTCTTTACCTAGTTTTCATTCTCTTCAAGATTTTCTGGAATATCAGGCAAATCCGCAAATGACTGATCCGGTGATAATCCCAGCCACAATTTCAATTGTCTTTCTTGTTCTTCTTCAGACCCATCTAACACGTTAGTATTTAGCTTTTCATCCATTCTATCAGTCCTTTCTTAGATGCTTCTTTTAAAGTTTGACTAATTACTTTATCATAGTCAATTTCACCTTTATTAGAAGTATATTTTTTTATATTTCGTCGTACTAGGGTTTTAAATTTACCCTTATCAAAGTTTGCCTTATCTAGTAATTCTATATTACCATTATTTTTTACAATAGTTAATAGCTGAACGTCCTCATTCTCATAGAAAAAAAGCAAGTCATTTATAGAATAACTATTATTTCTTGGATGATTGTGCGCTACATAAGTCTTAGGTGAAATACTTACACTTGAAAAGATCAATTTATCATCAGAACCATATTTTGTTTCTTTTGGCTTAAAGTCAGGAGTCATTTTATACCCTACTTCATTTGATTGGTTGTGAACTCTAGATTCTTCCAATAATCGCTTGTGAATCGCTTGTAATTTTTTAGCCTCTTTTTCAGTAAGTCTAGTAAGCTTCATAAGTGGGACCCTATTTATAGCAGATTCGGTTATTACTGTGATTGGTCCTTTTTTATTTTCATGCAAAGCCTGTTTTTCTTTCCACTCGTCAAACCTTAAACTGTGTTCTCCATTTGCTAGACCATCTAGCCACTTTTCATACTCCTTACGGTCTGAATGTGGTGCGAGCGCACAATGGCAATTTGGATGCCTAGGTGGAGCATTCTCGCCAATCTCCATGTCCTTTAGTTTGAAGATCTGCTTATCCAATTCTTTACAAAGTGGACATACATCTTTTAAGCCACATGCAACATATTCATATTCATCAATTCCGTTTGCTTCATAAGACTCAGCCTGGGCCTGTATACGTACTCTAGTTAGCTCTGTACGCAATAAACGCTCGGCCTGGTATCTTGTTACATCGAAGCTCTTTCGCACCTTAGGAATAAATTCTCTAGGGTTTCTGCCTTGAATCAAAGCTGTTGAAAGTATTCCGTAAAGGTCATTTTTCAAAAGATCCTGCTGCGACCAGATTCGTTCTGAGAATGTAGCATTTTTAAAACTTGAATTTGCAATTGTCTTTGCGGTTTTAGCATTATCAACAATCGTATCACCTAGGATTCCTGCATTTCTTTGAATCTGTTCAAGCGCAGCGCCTTCTAATTTTTCCTTTGTGAAGGAAACAAGTTCATCACTGCCAGCGGTAAGCTCTAATCCTATGTTTGCTTTTAAAAGTTCAAGTCGGTTAACTTTCATGGCCAGATTGTAAAGTCTCATCTGTTCATTAGCTTCTTTTGAGAAGTCTTTTTCTTTTACGTACTTCTTAGCTTTTTTCTCGTATTCCTTTATGTCGATATCAGAGGCCTTGCGCTTAGCTTCGGCCATCGACATACCCTCTTTGTTTGAATATCGAACGAAGAAGGACTCAATCTCTTTGTTGATCTGGGTAAGCATCGTACTGTAAATGTCCTGGATCTCCTGAATGTACTCGGCTTCATCTTTTAAATCTGCTTTCTTCCATTCACGCTCTCGCTTTCTCCAGTAGTTACTGCTTTTGCTCATCCTCTTCGTCCTCATCAATTAGCAAATCTTTTGGATCAAAGGAATCAGCACGGTTTTGCATCTGTTCTTCATTTTCTTTTTCAATTCGATCCAGTTCTTCCTTAGGATCCGGAACATAGGATAATAAAGACAACTGTGTTTCTTTTGATACGATACCTTCTGCATCTCGTGCGGTCTGTGTTTCTTCCTGACGGTTCTTAGGAAGGTTTCTAGACATCTTGATATCCATGTCCATCCAGGCATCTTTATCTGAAACGTTTGTGTTCAATGAACAGAAAATTTTATATCTCTTTCGCATTGATTTCTCAATCTTACGATCAAAGCCAAGTGCCAGGTTACTCATAGCCTGTGTTTTGTAAGCTAAGGCTACACCTGAGGTAGACTGGCCATAGTTCTCATCCGAAATATTTGCTACCATCGAGATCTGATAGATCAAACGTTCCAGACGCTGTAATAAGTTCTCTTGGGTTGCATCTGCCGTCGGCTTGGTTAAGAACTGTACCAGGATATCCTTTGCATCATCTGTACCGTAAATATTAATCACTCGATCATCACGGATTCTCTGTACACCGTCTTCATCAACTTCGGCGCCTAGAATAGCTAAATAGGCTTCTGCAAAGGCATCTACATCGTTGGCTTTCTCACTGATTGTATGGTTGTATTCTTCAGTCAGTCCTGTGATTGGCTCATACAGACCTATACGTTCTTCGTTCATCTTATATTCGACAACTGGAATGTATCCGTATGGATTTTCATAAACTTCACCTGGTACCTTCACACCCTTTTCGAATCGCTCGATACTGTTTCTAGTCAAGATTTCACCATACAGATTGCCCCATCTGTCTTTAGTCGATAAATCACCATCAGTATCATGATATCCATATCGCACTGCAAACAAGGCTCTGTGCTTAACCGTATCATCGTAAACCACGAACATTTCATCAGGTTTTACAACGGTCATCTTCGTTCGTCGTTCTTCATCCTGATAAAGGTACTCAAAGGCATGACCATAAATGCACACATTCTTGAAAAGCTCGAAGTCATGATCTGTGATTTCATTATCACGATCAAAGTTTTTCAAAGCCTCATTAATAGTTTCATCCTCATGTGATTTCTTAATCGGGTTACCATAGGCATAGCCCATGAAGGTATCCGTAATATATCGAGGGAAGTTGGCCACAAGTCGGTTATCCGGTTTCCAGGATTCCTTTTCAGGTTGCTGATAGATATTGTGAAAGCCCTTATACAGATTCTCTAAATAAGAATAGCGTCTAATTCGCTTTGCATGCTTTTCGATATAGGCCTTTACAATGTTCATAGACACACCATCGGCCACCATAGCTTCGTCGATTACCAGTGGATCAGGTAATACAAAAGGCTTATTTTTAACTTGACTCATAGGTACCTCGCTTTCTATTTAAAAGTCTTGATAGTAACTCTGCCCATTGCGTATTTCTCAAGCGCATAACGCATAGCATCCATCAAGTGGTTAAAGTCATCAATTGGCTGGTTGATTGAATTTCCAAACTTGTCCTTGTCAAAGGTGTAGTTCTGAATCTCAGTTGTAAAATTCACACATCTAGGGTGTATATAAATCGTTAAGCCCTGGATGTACTGAATACCATGCGATATTGAATCCTTACCTTTAACAGCAGCTTTTGCTCTCAGGCCATAGCCTCTCAATTCTGCAATTGACTTAGGTTCTGCCGAATCACAGACAATAGACTCTTTACCGTATCCCATTGACACGAGACGGTCATATATCATCCTGTTGGTCAGTCCCTTTTCATATAGTTCATCCCAGATGTACAAAGCCTTGTTTTTCTCATCCAGGAATCCAATAAAAAATGCAGTAGGATCATTCGTGTAACCGAAGTCCATACCGCATACTGTTTTATAGTTGACCATGTCGGTCAGTTCAAACCGGTAATCAATGTGAACATTGTCATAAACAAGTCCTTCAGTGATTCCCCAGTTTCCTAATCCTGCGACATTGTATCGTCGTGGATTGTTGATCTTCATATTTTCGAATAAGCGTTTATCCGCTTCATCAAGCCACTCATTGCAAGTGTAATTCGTGGTCTGTGCCAGGATATCCGGATTCGAGACATCGAAAAACTTCTTTTTTAACCAGTGCCTCTCGTTCCATGGGTTGAAGCTGATTACCCATTGTTTCCATAAGTTTGGTGGAAGCTCACCACGAATGGACTCATCCAGGGTATCAAAGTCTGCCTCTGAATTGACTTCAAAGGCTTCTTCCAGCCAGGCCCAGCACAAGTAGCCATAGTCTACTGTAATAGATGTAACCTTCAATGGATCATCCAGTCCTCTGAAAAGGATCTTCTGTCCTGTTGGAAGGTAAGTAGCTTCTAAAGGTGACTCTTTAAAGGACCACAGACTCTCAACTTCAAGTCTTCGTGTAGCCCACTTCAAGTCCGTCCAGCATGAGTCCTTCAGGGTTCTGTATGTTTTACGGATTACAAGCAAATTCGATTTATCGTACTTCATCATCAAATAGATCCAGCGTAATGCTGTAGTCTTTGATTTCTTTGAAGCACGTGAGCCCTTGATCACGTTATAACGTCCTTTGAAGTTCCAGAATTTCTTGTATCCTCGTCCTACGACTTTGGCTATGTTGATTCGTTTTTCCTTGAATCTACTCTTCAAGGTCATCCTCTCCTTCAAAGACTGGAAGGACTACATCGGCCTGCACCTTATCTGTAAACATGCTGTATCGTTTACCGATAAGTTCCGCGGCTCTTAACCGGTCCTTCTCAGATGGATTCTTTAAAGTGTGCTCAATGTGTGACACACCTTCACCATCACCAACTACAAGGACTTCTTCAGACTCTGCATGACCTCGCATAACCTTAGTAAGGTATCGCATGACCTCTGTCACGTCGGCAATATCGTCGGCCTTGATCTGTTCCATGACCTGATCAATGTATTCCTTGACCTTTGGCATGTTACGCAGCTCATAGCCATACTTGCTAGCTGCATCGCGGCGGCCTTTATAGCTTGGATATGCTTTCATGACGGCTTCTACACTGTTCATATCTTTCAGGTATTCATGGACGAAGATCTTCTGTTTCTCAGTCAGTCGAACGGATCCACGTGGATGTTTTGCTTTTGGCATACGTTACCTCACTTTCCAGCTTGCTTCGGATAGACAATCAAAATAGGCTCTCAAGGTGAAAGGAAAACGAAAAAGCCCTTGATTGCCTATCCCAGGCAAGCAAAACAAAAAAGCCGAGATTTCTTTCTCCCGACTTTTGTACGATACCATTATACTCTGTTGACACGCTTAGTTTCCTAAGTCTTTACTTTAAAATCCTTGAAATGAGCCGAATCATCTTGTCATAGACATTCGAGTAACCATACTTGTACTCAAGATGTCTGTAGGGCTCACCATTTACGAAGTCCTCGCTAAAAGCTCTCTCATTATCGTTGCAGACTAACTGCAATCTTTTATAGTAGCCTTCAGCTCTAGCAAGGCACTTGATGTAGAATGCCTGTTCATCCATTAGCGCCTGTTCATCAGACAGTAGCCCATTCACAATCGTGCTTTTTTCCTTGTGGTTTTCGATCTTGACCCCTTCACCACCTAAAGGGCAGTGAGGTGTCTGAATATCATTGATCTGATCCGTTAGGTCCTGTAGAAGGATTCGGATCTCTTTCAGTTTGTTTCGATAATATCGAATTGATTTTAATTCCTGCAGAATATAGACTGCATCTTCTCTTGTCATCGCTTACCTCCATGATTCTAGTAAGCATCGCTTCTATCGAAGTTCGTCCATCGATACTTAATACATTTGTCCAGTCAGACTGAACGCAAACAGTTTAATGAGTAGTCCTGATATATTTGTGATCAGGATGTAGAAAAGGAATATCAGAAAGGCAAGTGTCAGACTGCAGACAAGTGCAAGTAGTATAGCTTTGCGTTCTTTCATATTATTCCTCCAGGATACGGACCTGTTCCGGTTCAACGCAGAACAGGGCTCCGTCCGGAAACTGGATGTCCACCAACACAAAATGTGAGCCCACGTCACTTTTGTAGCATCTTTTCCGTAGAATCTCACCGGTCAGTCCGATGTAATCCCTTTTCAGTCTTCCGGTTCCTGCAACAAGTCCATGCTCATATCCAGAAGTCAGTTTAATTAGCTTTGCTTTCATGCTACCTCCTCAAGGCTTCAATAAGCCTCTTTTGTGTTACATCCTTTTCATCCAGAGCCTTCAGCATATCCTCATCAATGGTTCCAGGAACTATGATCTGATAGATCGACACATTCTCTTTCTGTCCCTGCCTGTAGATTCTGGCATTTGCCTGCTGATACAGTTCAAGGTTCCAGTTGGGTAATGTGTACCACACGGCAATGTGGCCCCCTTGTTGAAGGTTAAGGCCATGGCCGGCACTGGCTGGGTGGATCAGAAGGACATCGATATTTCCATTGTTCCAGTCTCGGACGTCTTTTTCATCGCTCAAGGCTCTTACGTTGAGGCCCTGAGCCTTTAAATGGGCCTTTATTCGTGAAAGCTCATGGCGGTAGTAATAGAACACCATAACCGGATTTCCGTTAGCTGATTCAATCAGATCATCCAGGGAATCAAGCTTTGCATCATGTATCACTTTCGTACCTACATTGTCACCAAACTCATCCTTGATATAGATCTCTCCTGAGGTCATCTGCAGCAGCTGACCACAAAGGACCCCTGCATTCACAGCCATCAGTTCTTCATTGCTCTCAAATTCTAGCACTTTTTCACGTTTAAATGTTGTATAGGCTTTCATGGCTTTTTCTGACATGGTGGCCTTGACCTTGATGTACTGAACAGGGGGAAGCTCAGCACAATCTTTCTGGTCAAGACTCATGCAGATATCACTGATTCTTTCATAGATCAGTTCTTCACAGCCATCACGCACTTTCCAGTCGTACACGACATGGCCATTCTGTCTTCCAGGCTTAAGATACCTGGCTCTGAACTCAGACAATGTTCGGCCAAGTCTTTCACCCTGATCCATCAGATAGATCTGAGCCCACAGGTCTGGCACTCCCTTGGGGGCAGGAGTACCTGTTAGACCTATGAAGCGCTCAGTCAGTGGCATCATCTTACGAAGTGCCTTGAATCTTTTGGAACTTGGATTCTTGAATGTGGAAAGTTCATCGATGACAACCATGTCAAAGTCGAACAGATTCTGTTCTACAAGCCATGTCACATTCTCTTTTCCGATAAGGTAGATCTGTGCATCCGCCTGCAATGCCTTCTTACGCTGTGCTGCAGTGCCTGCAACAACTGAGAATTTTATGTCCTTAGTATGAGACCATTTTTGTATCTCATCGGGCCATGTACTCTTTATGACACGCACAGGACCTATGATTAGTATCCTCGCTACTTCGATACCTATTAATTCATTCAATATCGTAAGTGTAGTTACTGTCTTACCGGCACCCATGGGAAGAAGAAGACCACATCTTTCATGATCCAGGCCGAACTGGATAGCCTTCTTCTGGTAGGCATGCGGCTTAAATTCGATCAAAGTGTTGCTCCATTGGCTCGATACCGGATTCAAGCATTGCTGCAAGCTCATTGACCTGTTCCTTGGTTGAGATACAGAACACCTTGATACCTCGGCTTCTTATACGCTTGGCCATCTTCTTCTGTAGTTCTCGGGGTTTGCCATGTGGCTTTTTCAGTTCTACAAAGAAAGCAAGTCCTCTGTAGAGTATAAGTCTGTCTGGTACACCGGAAAGTCCTGGACTTGTAAACTTCATTGCTAGACCGCCAATAGAGTTGATCTTATTCACTAGATAGAGTTCTACATTTGATTCTGTGATCATTGAAGGCCCTCCCTGTAATTCTTCATCATGCGCTCCTGCTTAGCCTGGATGATATCATTGATCTCCTCATCACTTACACCGTAGTAGTATTTCATCTGATCCATGATGATCAGTACATCGGCCATCTCTTCCACAAGATTGGACCGTAACCCTTTATACTCAAGAGGCTTTGTACTTCTTTCAGGGTATCGGATCAGCTTTGTGATAGCCTTCTGCAGTTCAGACAGTTCTTCAACAGCTACAAGACTTTGCATCTCGATGCCGTACTGTCCTATATAGACCTTGTTTGTTTCTCGATTCATTGTTTTTACCTCCTTTTCTATGTCAGGACACAGTGGAAACAAAGAAACGGTAGTCCCAACTTTTTCTCTATATATATCATATTTACTATATATTGTTACGCGCGCGTATACATGTGTGCACGCATTATATACATTTATATATATTTATTAAGTTAACAAAATTACTGTTTCCACTGTTGCTTTGCTATGAAATAGCTTTTATTTAAAACAGATTTGCCGACAACGCTCTCGAAAATCACTGTTGCCGATTTTCACGTTCACTGTTGTCACTGTTGCTATGTGATTTTTTTACGTTTTTTCACAAGTTGTCGTCACTGTTGCCCACTGTTGCCAGAAGCCCGCTTTTGGAAACGGTCCTGTTTCTAATCTTTGTGTTCGATCACGACACAATTTTCCAGGATTTCCTTTAGTTCTTTACCTGGATCCACATTCTTAAAGTAGCCTTTTTCCTTCATGCACATCAGATTACTAAACTGTTTGAACGTGCCTGGATAACTTTCTTCGACATAGGCATCCAGGATATCCCATTCAGCTTTTGTTAGACGATAGCGATCTCCAGTATAAGGACTTGCCATCCAGTCTATTCTGGCAATGGCACAGTTACCCGCGTCTCCAAATGTACATCTATTACAATCTACTTCTCCGCAAGCACATAATGCCTGATCGTCCTTTCTGATACAGAAGGAATCATAGTCCTCAATTTTCTTAATCTGTTCGAAATAATGTTCTAAGTTTGTCTCCTTAGTCATAACAAATTTCTTCTTTTTCATTTTCACTCTCCCGTATTCTTCTGTAGATTTCTGACTCAATACTACACACGTTCAGTTCCTTGTCTTCACGTGTCTATTCTCTAGTTGTATGCCATAAAGACACTATCAGCTTTTCCAGCTTCTTAAGTGCCTCCTTGCTTTCAACCGTCACATGCAGCTTGATACCTGCATCTATAAATTCTCTTTTCATTTAGTTTCCTTCTTCTCCTCTAACTCGATTAGCAGTCTTTCAGTCATGTACCCTAGTTCGACCATCAGTCTTTCATTCTGGTATTTCAGGTCACTGATTCTTTTGGACACTATTGTTGAATACATTACTAAGCTCACAAAGCCTCCCGTAAAAAAGCCAACTATAAGATAGATCATCAAATCACCTCACAATTTCTTAATATTTCATTGATAGCTATATCAGAAGGAACATTTTTAAAAAATCCTCGTTTCTTCATGTCTGATAAAGCTGCATACTTGCTAATCGACTTATTGCCAAGTCTTCCTTCAAAGATCATTAATATATAGAATTCCGTTTGAGTTATCTTATATAGTGGCTCCTTATTTTCTCTTCTAGGCATCATAATCCCTGCCTGCCATATCATTCGAATACCTCACAATTTGCTAGAATATCTTTAATTGTTGCAGTGCCGGGGACTCCTTTAAAAAAGCCTTGTTTCTTTAAACCTCTTAACAAATTAATATCTTTGAGTCTAGAATCCTCTGAGTGTATCTTCAATATCTCATATTCACTAGAAGTTAATTTATATTTTTATTTATTTTCCATCATTTTATATATTCCTCCAGGTCATCCAGTGCATCGTCTACCAGTTCCTTGATGTACTTTAAGCAGTGAATTGAAACATCGCCACTGCTCTGTACTGAGCCTTCATACCTCTTGATCTTATAAGCCTCATCAGCAATTATGTCTACCAGTTCTCCGGTTAGCGTGCATAACTCTTCTAAATTCTTTACCCGATCAGGATCAATACTTGCATCTCCAATCGTTTCATAATTTCCAACCAGCTTCCGTACGATTTCTAATTTATTTAAATATTCCGTATCTGAGTACATTGTTATTTTTCCTCTTCTTTCATTGGCTCAGGCAGTGGCATCCAGGCAATAACTTTAAAAGCACGTAGTACTCGTCTTCTCTTTATATACCATTCGCCATCCACTGTGAAGGATGTTGTAACAACTCTTGATCCATCATCATATTCAATGCATACAAGCACCTCTTTTGACTTTGCTCTCCAAAAAGCATTATTCCATTGATCTGTGCCATAGACTTTAGCAAAGGCACTATCATGTTCTTCTGGAAGTCTTTCAGTGACAGGGATCCATTCGCCGACTTTTGGCTGCTTTTTAATAATATCGATAAACACGAACAGACAATCATTCCATCCATTGTTGTAGCCACCTTTTTGATTCTGTAAGTCCATATCCATCTTATCGTTCAATGCTTCTGGTCTAGATTGAAGCAATACTTTTTCATCTATCATTTTTCTTTCTCCTTCGCCAATTCTTCAAAACTAATTTTTCTTCTTTGAACAAGCTCTTTCCTCAACTGTTTAAGTTCCATCTGGTCCTCTATCTTTTTTAAATGGCTGTGTTTGTAATCACCGCCAGCCAGTGATAGCAAGCCCACTCCGGTTATCATCCTTTTTGGATTTTCACTAAATCCTAATTTGCTTTTGTCACCGAATACTTCTCGTAATTTAACACTTAACTCATTAGCTCTATTTCCAGACATTTTTAGTCCTCCTCTAAGCATTCATGCAGCATGATGCAGTACATTGCCTTAATAGCACTTACCGCTTCGTGCCAGGTCATACACTCAATGATTGTTTCACAACCATCTTTGTTTTCATCTGAGTAGTCCCTGATCAAGTCGTAAGTCTTACATGAGTCATCACTGTATTCAAGTGAATAATAATATTTGGTGCAAGCATTTATTGACTCTAGCTTAGCCTGTGTTTCTAGATACTCTATATCCATCATTTTTGTTCATCCTCTTCTTTCAACTTCTGCCCACAAAAAGGACAACGAGGATAATATTTGTTCCCGTGATATGTTGGAATAGGTACAACCCCATGCTTACAATTTGGACAACATAACATCAAATCGCCACATGGACCAAACTCAATATCGATAGGTTTCTTAGGTGTTTCTTTATCAACTAATTCTCTAAGAGTAGCCATTGAATCACATATTTCATTGTCACTAGGTAATAAACCCAAATCTTTACGTACCATATAATAAGTAAGAGTATCACCGATTGCATTTAATGCTTTTTTGTATTTATTCATTCTCTTTCTCCTTTTAAAAAACTGCAAGAATTATACTGATAATACTAATCGCTAAAATAAACGATTTAATTGTCTCTTCAAGATCTTTGATGCCTTTAGCGTGGCACAATATAATCGCACATATTGAAACAATATATAAACTTAAGATAAATATACTAATCACACCTTTAATCTGATCCACAAATGACCCTTGCATTTTAAATACCCTCCAATCTTCTAAAAATAGTGTTCTTAGCTGGCTTAAAATCTTCTTGCCACTCCCTATTTACCACTTTGAAATTACCAATATATTCCGGAAGCAAATTATCGAACACATATAATAAGTTGCTCTTTAGTTTTGCTACTGATTTATGTTTTGCGACAGGTACAAACGACCATAGATCGTGTTTGTTTTTAATTGAAATACTCAATCCATCTATGTTTGAAAGACAATCAAATTTAGATTTCTTTGCAGCAATCTCCAAAAAACGATCATATAACGGAGCTGCATTCGTATATACATACACTCTTTTGATGTTTGGATATGTAGACTTTAGCCATGTTGCTACATCACTAGGAATCGAATATTTAAATGGTTCTCCACCTGTTAAACACACTGTGTCTACAGATTCAAACTCTTCTTTTGAAGCAATTGGAATACCTTTTACATCATATTGTTTGTTGCAGCACCATTTGCAATCTCTGTCGCATTTATCTGTAATCAATAAATGCATGACTGGTTTTCTTGTCATATATCATCCTCCTCATCCGAATCATCGTTGAAGATATCCTCAAACACATCAGCTAAATGCCTTACATGTTCTTCATATTCTTCTTTTGCGATATTCTCAAGCTCATCTGTCCACATTCTAGATAATCCATATTTCTTGTTGATCTCAATGAATTCTTCAAATGTCATTTCTCTGAGATCTCCGTGGTCTCAATAAGTTCCTTATACTTACGCATATAGAAGTCTGACTTCTTCAGATCTTCTTCCTGGCCCTTGCTGGCGGCTCTGTAGCGGTACTTCCACACGTTGCATAGACAGAAGGCTGCTACGATATCATCACCAAATACAAGCCTCATCTCATCAAGGCATTCTATAGCATCTTCTCTGCAGTAATGCTTAGGATGATTGATCATGTCGACTTTATCACCCTGTGCTATCTTGTTCATTTCGAGTGCCTGCTTGCAGTAGTCATTTGCTTTTGTCATGTCAGCAGCCTCCTAATCTTTCCACAAAATCCTTATTGATAGCCTGTTTCATTTTTATGGCTCTGTCGATCTTGTGAAGGATTCGATTTACTTTCTTTTCTGTTAGATATCCAATAGGATCACCGATCATTCCATTATCAGCACCTATAAGAGCTAACTCAAATGGTGAAAAGCCATCTCCGTAGGATATGATCCTTCTTTCATACATATGACAGATCACGCTTACTTTGATGTCACCAAATTTATAGAGCCACTGATTACGTTTATACTGTTCCGTACATTGCGTGTGATCTTCTGTAAAAGTTTCATAATCTGTGTGCAATTCAATTTCTGGATTCATTGTTTGTTCTCCTTTTCAAATAATTTTTTAATTTCAGGCCACCTCTTATCCAGCACAAGAGCGGTAGCCTCGCAAATGATAGACCATCTTAAAAGGTCGACAGTGGCAAATGGAAGATCCTTCTTGTTGTCACTGCGGCTCTGTCCCGCCGTCTTCTGTGTCGTCATGTGAATCAGTTCATCGACTAGACTTTCCAGGCCTTCTGGGTTTCCGCCACTGTTCTGTCCCTTTTCGAGAAAGTCCCACATCTTATCTTTCATTTGTTCTTTCCTTTCTTCACTATTGTCGTTCCAAGCTTAGCGAGTGCTACACCGGTACGAGTCAGTTCCTTATCTTTTGTGTAAAGTCTATTTCGTGCCATATAGGCACTCTCTGCCTTGCTGACAAGAGTGAGATTATCAAGGTCATAGTTTCTTCTGTCCCCATCCAGAAAAGCACATTTATATCCTTTAGGAATAGGACCGTGAGCTTTTTCATAAATAAGGGCATGCTTGGCTTTCCAGTTCTCTGTTTTCTTTCCCTTGTACTTGTCAGCTACCTTTACATACACATAGCCGTCTTTGCTCTCAAACTCAGTTCCGATAGGACACCAGTTATGCGGCCTAAGTCCTTTTTGGAAACTTCCACTGTTACCACCAACATTGAACATACCAGTAGTATCCTTGTTAACTGGAACATTCCCCTTTTTGAACTTAGTATCAATTCCTGAAACTATCTTGTGATTCTTCTTGACGGACTGTATCTGCTGGCGGGTAAAGTTAGTACCCCAGTGCTCATTGAATATTCTTGTAATTTCATCAGATTCTCTTCCAGGAGCAATCTCTCTAAGATACTCAATCTGTTCTTTGGAATATTTTCTACAGCTTCCAAGGCATCGTCCTGGTTTAACGCCGCTTTTCAAATTATGATTTCGCTTGTAGTTGTCTATCTGCTTTTCTGTAAACGAAGTGCCAAACTCTTCGTTGATCATCTGCGTAATCTCACTGACTTTTCGGCCTTTAACGATGCTAACCAGGTAGTCATGCTGTTCTTTACCGAGTAAATACTTAGGCATTATCCTATCTTCTTTCTGCCTTCGATTCTCAGCATCTCAGGAACCTGATCAGGATCTCTGTCGTCCATCGCATATTCCATTTTCAACTTCTCTGCTTTTAGCACAGTATTGGCATTGGCAATGATCATACCTGCAACACTTTCAATTGCCTGGCTTCTCTTGATCTGCTGCTTTAATGCCTCACCATGCAGATCGTCATCATTTAGACGCTCGATCTGTTCGAAGAGAATGTTGTTCAAATCTGTTAGTTTATTCTCCATATTTGTTTTCCTTTCAAATTATTGTTACTTCTTTGGCCTTAAATAGACTCTCTGTTTTCCATAGGAAGCACCGCGCTGTCTTATGGATCCAGTACGCTTCCAGCCAATGTGATCCATGATAGCTTTCAGTTCTCTTTGATCTGAGTTTGAAAATCTTACTTTTACATCGTTGAAGACTTCACACCATATCTCTAACAGACTTACACAGTCACGTTCTTCAACTCCTTCATTCTTTGGATTCTCAAGCCACTGAACACGGGCGCCTACTTCCATATCCAGCCAGTTTTCCGGAAGCTTTCTGTCCAGGTACTCACGAACCATATCCTCACGCACACTTCTGTACGTGTATTCTTCCTGAGCTTGTTGCGCTTGCTTCAGAAGTTCTCCATCCAGGAATAACGGTTCATGTTCCTTGAATCTCTGCTTTGCTTCGGCAAATATCTGATCGCGTTCCTTAGGCAGCTGCGTGAATACAACTTTCGTTGCACGCTCTGGGTCGGTTCCAATTGGCCAGAAACGGCGGTTACCTGTGTAGTCCCGTAAGAACTCTGTATCATTCGTGGTTCCAAAGAAAACACACTGTCTTGGGTTGTCTGTAACTCGTCTTGCGTATGCCTTGCGGTATCTGTCATCACGTTTTGAAATGAACTGTTTCATGGATTCGATGTCTGCTTTTCTAGCTGCAGATAATTCAGACCATTCAACAATCCAGGATCCATGCAGTGCTTCATATCCTTCTTTTCCAGCAATCGTAGTGATTGAATCTGAGAACCAGTCACCACCAAGAATACTGAGCATATGCGACTTACCGATACCCTGCTGACCTACGAGCACAGGCATATAGTCCATCTTACATCCAGGTACATAGATACGGTTCACGGCAGCTGTAATCGACTTACGGGCTACGGCTCTTGTATAGGCACTGTCATGCGTTCCAAGATAGTCGATAAACAAGGTATCCAGTCTAGGCACTCCGTCCCATTCCAAACTGTCCAGGTAGTCTCGTACTGGATGAAAACTGTTCTGTTCCTGCACATAGGCTACAGCGTCATCAATCTTGCCTTTGGCCACGATGTGATAGGTCTTTTCAAGATAGTAGCGAAGTGAGGCATCATCTGTATCGTTCCAGGTCCTGTCAGTCGGGTTGAACTTCCACCATGGAAGACTTCCCGTCTTGACCGGCTTTTGAGCGAACAGATCATTGCCACCAATAGAGTCCTTCAGTTTTGGATCAAGAGTCAGGATCTTAACGATGTTGTCGGTAGTCATTCTGAAGTTTCCATGTTTGTCGACATCCAGGTTTTCAAGCCAGTTTACTTCATCATTACCCCGTTCTACTGTCTCATTACCCCGTTCTACTGTCTCATTACCCCGTTCCTGCATCTCATCTGCAAAGTCATTCTGTATTTCATTCTGCTTGTCCTTTGCCAGTTGCTTTCTTGTAAGATCATCCTTTTGCATCATTTCAACCATGAACTCATTGGACTTACTGTCTGTGGCATCCGGCCACAGATGCAGTCTTACAAGATCATAGGCATTGCATAGCATCTGTCCGGTTGGATCGGTACTGTGGTTACTGTAGGCATACTTGTCTTCATAGATGACAAGACCTCCTGCAGTAGAACCTTTGGCATAGGTGTAGCGGTTTGCATCGTTATCCACAGGTACATAGTCGTCTGGGATAAACTTAGCGATAGCTTCATGTATGTTGTAAGCACGACAGAAGGCACCGATCCATCCGGACTTCGTTAATGGATCCTCCTGCTTGCTTGTGATCTTCTTATGTAATTCAGTTTCTCTTGACGAGCGTGGCCAGAAGCTCATGTCTGTCCAATCGTCTACATTTTTCAACACGATATCCACGTTTAGAAGTATTCCGTCGATTTCCTTGAAGACATAGTCTCCATTGCTTGAAGTCGATGGCCAGAACATCATACGAGCCGGCTGATAGGTCGTGTCATCAAAGATATCCATATCGATCCTTGATGCGACCCATCGAGCCAGGAACTCATATTCATCCGGATTCACGTTCCTGGATAAAGGAAGGATCCATCTGAATTTAGGATGTTCGGATGTATGCTTATGTGTTGAATAAATACATCCTTTAAAGTTTGCTTTCTCATTGATCAAGTCAATGAAGTTACCAGGTGCAAAGTCTGCATCCAGTGTGATACAGCTTCTGGAGATAACTGACTGATTGTTTCGTTTCCCTTCTCGTAGTTCCCCTGCAACAAAGCCTCCTACATCCTTGATTTCTGACTGCTGGTCTCTTGTCATGGATGCATACTGTGCTACGGTCTCACTTGTTCTTTTCGTAACGCTCAGTTTATCCATCAGAGCCTGCCACGACATTTCCTGGTTGTAGTACTGTCTCTGTCTTCGGTTCTTACATGTGGCAATCTTCATGTGTTATCTCCTTTCTGTCTGCTTGTTCTTATCTTTCATTCGACTCAGAATATTCTTCTGATCATTTCTGATTGTGTTTACTGAGTCCAGTGTTTCCTTACTGACTCCTTTAATATCCTGGAAGACCTGCATGGTCTCTTTTGATAAAACAGTAGCCTCTGCAGGTCCTTCCATAGTCCGGTTCAGATGAGCCAGTGACAGAGCGATACTGTCCAGACGGTTGCAGATGCGGTCTCTGGCATTGTCTATTGCCTCGATCAGGCGGTCTACATCATCCATACTGGCCATATCGTCCTGTCTTCTCTGTTCTGCGGGTTTATTTAAATAGCAGAGCCTTTGTTCGATAGCTTTTACCGAGCGTCCCTGAAGCAGAGTACTGTATGTACCGTGTATCTGCTTTGCGTTCAGTCCGATAGAAGTAAGCTGTCTTAAAAGTTTGTCCTCTGCATCTATCCATTTAGCTGACATCATCATTCTCCTGTCATGCACCAAGTCTAGGTGCTTCTGCGACATCCAGTCCAAACGCAAGCTTCAGCATCCATATCAGAAAGCTAAAGACAAGTACCCAAAGGATGCCGACAATGATTTCTCTTTTATATTTCTTCATACTGTTAATCCTTCTTGTAGTAGTTACTTGTAAATCCGTCACCCACAAGGATCAGATTCGGTGCCCACTCAATAGGTTTGGCCATCACTTCCAGCAGCTTTTCAAAAGCCTCCTGTTCGATGCAGGTATTAGCTTCACATATGACCTCATCATGTACATGCATGACACAGTCAACGCCTATAAGGTCACAGCCCTTCATCGTCTCGCATAGACAGTCTCGTGCAATGGCCTGAACTACATTTTCCGTAAGCTTTCCACCCCACGTGTTAATCCAGCACCACTGACGTGTAGTCTGATTCAAGCCCATGAACTTGACCTGGCCATCTTCGATACACGGCGAAACATAAGCTATCCTTCTGCCGTTAGGAAGCTGGATGTACACATTGCCATGTGACTTGAATACGGCCATGTTGCGATCAAGCTGTGTATAGCCTCCATTGATAGCCTTCTCAAATGCATGCCCTAAGGCATACCAGAAGTTAGGAATATTCGGACTGGCCTGTCTCCATTTTGTTACGATCTCCTGCTGCTGTTCCGGCTCGATCCCCATCTTACTAGCTCCGAAGGCTTCAAGTGCTGCCGTTCCACCACCATATCCAAGTGCCAGCTCAGCAATCTTTCCTTTCTGCCTTAAGTGTCCATTTACTCCATGCTTTTCTACAGGAACACCAAACATCTGACTGGCAGACGCACAATAGATGTCGCCTCCGTTTTTGAAGACATCCTGTCTCCACGTTGTACGTGTAAGCCATGCGATCACACGTGCTTCGATTGCACTGTAATCAGCAATAGCAAATACGGTTCCAGGACGAGGTATGATCATTGTTCTTATCAGTGTCGAGAAGACATCATTCATTGAGCCGTAAAGAGCTTCCAGTGTTGGCCAGTCCTTCTGAGCTACCAGATTACGAGCCGTCTCCATATCATCAAAAGAGTTTCTGGGGAAGTTCTGTGGCTGGATCAATCGACCGGCCCATCTACCTGTACGGCCTCCAAAGAACTGGAAGCATCCTCTGACTCTTCCATCACTGCATGCAGAACGGATGAAGGCTTCATATTTCTTGACACTTGTCTTTCCAAGTTCCTGACGTATCTCAAGAACTCTTCTTGCATCGTCGCTTATATCCTCTTTTAAAAGGTCCTTAACGACTTCTTTTGTAATACTGTTTACTGTGATCCCCTGCGTGTCAAACAGCCACTGTTTCAACTGCATGACACTCTGCGGGTTATCCAGCTTTGTAATTTCCTTAGCCTCTTTTGCAAGGCTTTCACTCAGTTCTTCATGGTAGTTCCATATAGACTGGATCAGGTCAACGGCTACCTGGATACCTCTGTCGTTGATATGCTGGTCCATGTACCAGTTCTCCCACTCGAAGTCAGGAATCTCACCCAGGGCATCCAGTGTATTGTAGATAGCCTGCTCAGACTCAACATCACGTTTGTTGTACTCAATGAAGGTCTCCCACTTATCCGGTGCATGCTTAGGAAGATTGATTGTTCTTCCGCCGTTTGCCTTAGTTGGCCTGCAAGGACAGCAGAAGTACTGGATCAGGCGCTTACCCGTTGCAAGCTTGACCTTGTCCTCATCCAGTCCTAAAGCAGGACCTAAGGAAGCAAGAGCACCAGGATAGCCGTGTTCTACGGCCATGATCATCGTATCCTTCCACTGTTCAGGTGGCAGGAACCCTTCATAGCTTAGCTTCTTGTCAAAGTCTTTCGAGTACCAGTTATCCAGTACCTGCAGGTCCTTTAAATGCCTTGTAAGACAAACTCTTTCAAAGTTGGCATTATGAGCTACCTTGATAACGTTCTCGTCTGTAAGTGCATTTAAAATCGATATAGGAAGATGTCCTCCATTGGCCATGTCTATCACAGTTACCGGTTCATCGTTGAAGGCATATCCAAATAAGAGAATCCTGAAGTCAGGACTCTCTGCATACTTGTATACTCCGCTTTTTCCAAGATCTACACATGAATAGGTTTCCAGGTCTATATGAAGAAGATTCTTATAACCAGCCATTGTCATCAGTGCCTTCTACTTCATCTGCAAAATCAGATGTACCAGAAGCACGACCACCAAGATAGTCACCATCCATTGTCTTCAATACATTAGACAAGCCACAAGAGATTCCGCCTGTTCCTTTGATATATGGGAAGAAGTTGAATGTGATCTTTCCATAGCATCCTGAATAGACTTCTGCTGCAATCTGTTCTTTAGGAATGATCACTAACTGGCCGCCCTGGATCTTGCATACATCCGGTGCGGTAGTCGATTTAGCACTTAATTTGTACATTCCCTTGTAGTTTGCATCCGATGCTAACCTTGGATCCTGATCACAGTCGACCAATAGTCCTTTGTCAGAACCTGCAGGACGGATGAAAGGTGTAGCCTTTGTCGCAAACGAGTTACCATAGTCATTGATACCTTTCTGTCTAGCGGCATCATAGTTAGCTTTGATCGTATTCAATGTAGCCTTGTCTGACTTGTCGATCAGAATGTCTACACTGTATTTCTTGTTTGGTCCATCTGCATATGCATATGGTTCTGCCAAGTGACAGAATGTGAATCTTACGACTCCTGTTTTTGCTTTTTGAATTGTTGACATTGTAATTACCTCTACTTTCTTTCTAATGTCTACTGAACTTCATCCTGGAAGTCCTCAACTCCGGTCTTAACGATCGAAGGACGCTTGTCTGACTCTTTTACTAAAGTCGGCTTTCCTTCCGGCTTGTCGATGTAGGGACTTGCCAGTTCTGTGAACTTCTTCTTTCCTACAAGCTTTTCCAATTTTGTAATGGATAACAGTTCCTTTGGCTTAAGGAACTCATTTTCTTTAAACCCTTCGTCTAATAGAAGCTCTTCTACAGACTCTGCATCTACGATTCTTCGAGTGCTTAGTCCTTCAACGACTTTGTAGCCTTTGTAATGAACACCTGACAGAGCCTGGCTCAACGCAAACTCTTCGATGTCGGCACACCATTTCTTCATCTCACTCAGTCTAGGAAGCAAGGATGCAACCTCATCATCTGTAAGAAGCATGGCATCATACAGTTTGTTCTGTTCTGCAATCGCAACGTTCATCTTCGCTCTGGCCTTGCAGTTGGCTTTCACCTTGCAGAACTGACACCACTTGCCGGCTTCCTGTTCTCCCTGACCGTCCCAGGCCTTCTTGGCTGCAGGCTTGATGACATTCTCCATGTAGTCACATAAGTCTACGGTTGAGATCTCATAGGTACTGATATGATCCAGACGGGGCTGGAAGATATGCATCTTCACCTTATCGAATGCATAGTAGGCTTCATACTCATGAAGAGCTCCTGCTGCATAGATCAGCAACTGAGAGTTATGAGGTGCATATACAGGCACTCCTTTTCCATATTTAAGGTCGATCACATGCAGTGTATTGTCACTGACGATAACGGCATCGCTTGTTCCGAATCCTTCAGGAATCCACGGAGTCAGATCCAACTGAACCTCGATATTCAGTTTGGCATCACCGCATGTCTTCTTTTCCGTGTTCAGTACTTCGATAACGTAGTCACGATAGGCCGTAGTACATTCATCCATTTCACCGTCCTCACATTTCACTTTCCTGCGAGGATGGCCCTCTACATAGTTACGAAGTTTCTCTTCGGCTTTGGAATGAGCCAGTGTTCCTTCGGCTGAATAGATACTTGCCTTTTCTGTCACATGTTCTTCCAGTCTTGCCGATGGAGCACAGTGGATCCACCGGTTTGAACTGGATGCGGAAAGGACCGCATGGAGGCTAGGCATGCAGTACCTCCCACAATTCCTGATGACGTTCTTTAGGAATATCTGTTAATTTCTTCTGTCCAAACTGAGCAAAGATAGCTAGAAGCTTTTCAAGTCCATGTGTCTGCTTGAACTCAGCACAGGCTCCGCGTAATTCTTCAAAGCTGTGTTCTACTGTCTGAGGCTTTTCTGCTTCAGGCTTTACAGTCTCATGAACAGTCTCTTCTTGAGCTGTCCAATCTTTGGCCAATGGAATCTCATTCTCAGTTGTCTTACCCTTATGAGACTGTGCCTGTTTATTTTCTTCCCAGGCAAATGTTTCCGTTTCAGGTAATGGACCTAACGAATCCATTCTTTTCACGTCTAGCTCTTTAGCTAGATCCAGGATCTTTTTTGCGTTGTCAATCTCTTCCAGACTGAACTGCATAGTTAACTGATAGTACATTTTATTCATCCTCCTCTACGATTGTGCCTTTGACATTCTCAGCGTGTTCAAGCATCATTTGTACAAAGTCATTTGATAGTCCACTAACCAATTTCTCAATACCCTTATGGGCTTCAGAAACTTTCATACCGGCTAGATAACAAAGTAAAGCCATCTGTTCGTCGTTGTAGTCTGCACCGATTACAATATGACTTCCCTTATCACTATGACTGGCTATCTTTGCCGTGATTGTGAACAAAGTCTTGTCCTCTGCATCTGTTGCTTTTTCAAGCAGTTCGAGTTCTTCCTTCAACTCTTTGATTCTTGTTTTTAAATCCTCATTCATTTTTCTGTTTTCCTTTCTAATGTGATATAATGTAGGAAGCTAAAGACATTTCGAATCTTAGCAATGAGTCAGCGTTTCGTCCCGGTGACTCATTTTTTTTATGTCTTCTCGAGTCCTACAACCTGAACACCATGCGTTGTGATATAAATTTTTGATAGGAAGATATTTACAACAAGAGCAACTTAGTCGATGTTTATTATGGATACTGGCTTGACCTGCCAGTATGCACAGTGTTCAGGTTGTAAGATTCGAGACGCTTCCACGTTATTCATCATTTTTTCTTTTCTAGTTTTTCCTTTTCCACATTACGGATAAAGTCGATGACTGACTTTCTTAGTACTTCTTCAAACTGTGGATCATTTGAAGCAACTACGGTTACACTCAATCTGGATCAAGCCTCCTTTCTATAACTGAAGCGACTGGATCGTACTGCAGACAAACCATGTGCCTACAAGGCAACTGATCACAAGCAGTACTCCAACAAAAAGCACTAAATTAGCAACTGTCTGCTTTCTTGAGACTGCCTTCTCTCTTTTATCCAGTTCAGAGTATCTGTGCATCATCCTTGTATACTCTGTTTCATGTGAATTGTTTGCGAATGGAGCAAGCTCACACTGCTGTTCCATAATGGCATCGGCCTTCTTTACGGCCTTTGCTCTAGATGTTGATTTTGCGGTTGGCATAATGTTATTTCCTTTCTTATCTCCTTTAAAAAATTCTTGCTATAATTGATTTAGAATATGAGGTGTTGTGCATGCTAGAATTCATAACTGAAAATATTAATACCCTAAATTTAATCATCAGTACTCTTGCCTTATTAGCTGCTATCTATGCCGTCGTTTATACCCATGTGTTTAATCGTCGCCAAATAGAAGTTGATGGTTTCTATATTGATCCATCTAGAGAAGAAGCAACTGAACTGACATTTTCAATTAATAATATTTCGCCAAAATCTATCACAGTGAATAAAATCTCTTTTATGTGTGATGGTATAGAAGTTCAATCCTTTGATGATCACAAAGACGAACCAGAATATGTTTCCGGTCCTTTAGGAATAAAAATCGAGGTCCCTTCATTGGACAATGGAATACCAGATATTCTTGAATCTCCAACTGTCTTATTGCCAAATTCACATATGAAATTTACTTATTACTTACCCCATTTCAAAAAAGCAAATATTAGAATAAGCTGTAACCAAAGGATCCATCATCTATCAAAAGAACAAACATTCTCAGTTCCTAGACAAAGTAATTAAAATAATGATCTGACAAATCAAAGTGCAAAAATTCATCAACAAAGTTAAAGCTTGCATTTAATTTTCCTTTCTAACCTCCTGTATAATTAAGTCAGGAGGATCATACTTATGAATACAAATTTCAAAGACATAAATCTTTATATTCACGAACGATATAAACTGTTCTGTTTACGCTGGATCAAGAAACAAGTAACGGAGGCCTACTTTGGTAAAGAAACTACCAGAAAGCTTGCTGCATTACATTTTCTTGAGGCTCGCTATGAATTCAGTGATACAACGAAGACTAAAGTCATGAAGTCCACTTTCTATGAACTGACGGATACTTACTTCAGATACTGTGTCTGGAGAAGAAACCGGTTCTTCTATGGAACACTGTGGCCTCAGCTTGTTGCAGGTATCACATCTCTAATAGTCTCAGTACTAACAGTAGTAGTACTAATGAGCTTAGGACTGCGATGATCAGATGATATTGCAGTCTTTTCTTATACAGAACCTGAAAGAACTCTTCTGTTGCTTCATCGATTCCGTACTGTTCAATAAACTGTTTTCTCAGTCTTTCATAATCTTCTTTTGTTTCGTACATATGTTTCCTTTCTTATCTCTGAGCGGCATTTGTGGTGCCACTTCACTAGGACATTTTGTCTTTTGCGAAAAGTTGGTATCTTCATGTCCTTGCTAAAAGCTTCTGGATCTCTGCTAAAGGGGGTTTATTATATTTTTTTTGACTACTTTTTCTTTCAGGTGCTTTGAATGTGAGGTAGGTAGAGCGCAGACTGAAAGAACGTCATATGACTCGAACGAAATCGCAGGACCCAGTATCTTGCGGCGACAGGTTTTCCTTTCTAACCTGGGAAATGACACCGCAAATACCGTTCAGAGAAATTTCATATTTATGTGCACTTTTGAAAATTCGATGATACTATCTATCCTGGAAGGAGGTGATTTATATGTCAGAGCACTATCAGGGTGCAACAATATGCATTAATGGACATGTAGCTAACTGTGACGAACCAAATCATCAGAAATACTGCTCTGTATGTGGAAAAGAAACTATTTCTGAGTGTCAATATTGCCATGCTCCAATCCGTGGAAGACTCTATGACGGGAAAATACTAATCCGCCCTCGCTATCAGAAAGATATGTATTGCTACGAATGTGGGAAGCCATATCCCTGGACAGAAGCAATAATCAAGGCATCCACAGATCTCTTATGGCTAGACGAAGATTTAAGTTCTGATCAGAAGGAAATTCTTAAAAATGCGATTCCTGACCTGATCGTCGAGGCGCCAGCAACTCCCGTTGCTGTTGCTAGCTATAAGAAATACATTTCGAAAGCTTCTAGTTACATTTCAAATGCGCTTTATCAACTTTTAGTTGATGTCGTCTGTGAATCTGTAAAGAAAAGTCTTTTTCCACACAGTCCACAATAGTGATCCGTTTTTAATACAAGGTTTGAACAACTTGGGCATTGAACAAGATTCTTGTCTTTTAAGATAGCTTCTTGTTCTTTTTTTGTTAGTTCGGATAATTTAAGTGTCATTTCTATTCTCCCTTTGTATGCTGCAAGCATACTTCTTTCTAAAGCCCCCGTGATCTCTTACCGAACGTCTCTAGAGCTTTTGAAAGCCTATCATTTGTGGCTGACCTCTGAGAATGACAAGTAGATCTAGCAAGTTCTTTTCCGTCTATCATTAAAGGCACATTTACTCGCACCATTTGTGCCTTTTCCTTCAGAATTCTTCCCCTGATGACATTTTCTTTTCTCATATAACTTCTTCCTTTCTGTTAATTTCCATATTGTGATAGTATTAATATGGAGGTGATTAAGTTGAAAAAACTTTTGACCTTCCCTATTCTTCTGGGATAGTTGAGAACTACATTCTGCGTACCTCAGGCAGTACCCGACAAACAAAAGTCGTAAACTAGGAGAGACTGTGTCTTTATGGTCTTTACTGAGAGGTTCCTACGATCCATCCATCTTATAGGGGCTTTATAGCAGAGGCGAACTGCTTGAAGTTGATGGTATCAACGGGTTAAGGGCGTTGAAGAAGTAAACAAAGAGTGCGCTGTCAGTTCCTTAACAACTGGCAGTTCCTTTTTTATTTACTGAAAAACAACTCGTCGATGTTCGCATCTGGAAATCTGTTCTTGAACTTACGCAGGAACGCATAGCTCGGTTTTCGATATCCCGTTTCAACCTTGCAGTAGTATGAAGGTGAAACATGTATCTCCTTCGCCATTTCTTTCTGTTCCAGGCCTGTTTGGTTTCTGAAGTCCTTTAGCTTCGTGTCCCTTTTCACACTAGACACTCCTCATCCTCGATGTCTTCTTCCTGACGTCCGCCACAGAACTTGTTGATGAAGTACACCTGGCCTTTTCCAGTTACCTTCGTCGTTCTCGTTTCTAATGGCGGTTTGTCTCCTCTTTGAACTGTTCTTAAGATGATTTCGAACAGACCAAGCTTCAAAGCTCTCTGTGTCGGCTCGCATGAACCTTTGCAGATATATCCTCTTTCACGCATCCAGGCATATAATCTCTTCTCTCCGATCTCGAATCCGTTCTGCTTGATCAGATGGGCAAGCTCACGAATCAGGATGGCCGAGTCAGAGGCAACCACGCTGTCTGCGAAGATTACTTTCGGCTTCTGTTCCTCTAATTTATTATTCGTTTCTTCCAGTTCCTTTGTCTTCTGTTCCAGAAGTACTTTCTGCTCCTTGATCATCGTATCGGCTTCCAGTACGGCCTTGGCCAGAAGCTCTTCTCTTGATAAAGGCTTTGGAGCATATTTTCCAGTCTTTCGAATCTGTGGTAGGACTTCACTCGTGATCCAGTGCTTGAACTCCTTGGCGCTTGGAAGTTTGCTGGATAATATCAGTGAGTACAGTCCTGACTCGTTGATGATAGTCATTTCCTGGGCTCCTCCAGGGGTGTCACATTTCGTTACATCCTTATCATCTTCATCAACATGTTTTGCTAGAGCATCATTTAAATTTGAGTATCCTAGAGTCTTAGCAACATCTTTACCAACAAACCAGGGTTCTCCATCAATGCATAAAGATCTTATTCGTTTATTTTCGAATTTAAATAATTGCAGGTCATTCATTTTACTTAGTTTCCTTTCTTTATTTCAATCTCACATTTCGTGAGTGTCGACTCCAAAAAAAAGATAGTCCACAGTGACACCAAACAAATTCGCAATAGCTAGTTTAATTTGGTCTCTAGGAATTCGCTCACCATTTTCATACATAGATACTGTTGAACAGGCAACATTTATGGCATCAGCGAGTTCTTGCTGGGACATCTTTTTTTCTTGTCTTAAATTTTTAATTCTTTCACCGACTAATTTAGCGTCCATAGCGGTCTCCTTTCTCTCACGTTTCGTGAGTACACACATACTATAGTTCCATAGTATAAATTTGTCAACACATTTCGTGAATTTTTGATTTACAGATTCACATTACGTGATACAATATTGTCGAAAGGATATAGGTGACTACATGAAAGAAATGAAAGATGTTCTCAAGGACCTTAGAGAAGAAAAGCATCTGTCACAGACTCAATTAGCGGATATGCTAAAACTTAGTGCTAGCGCTATAGGCATGTATGAAAGTGGTAAAAGAATACCGCGCCCTGAAATTCTTGAAACTTTTGCAGATTTCTATAATGTTGACATGGACTATTTATATGGTCGAACGCTTATTCGAAATCAAATGAGAGATTTTAAGGGCCTCACACGCAAGCAAGAAGAAGCAATCACAGTATTATATAGATCAATTCCAAGCATGACAGATGAAGAAATAGATAAAATGCTGAACATGTTCAATTTGATGTTTGACAACAAGTTGAAATAAATATATTAGACCTGACGCCCCGAAACGGGGCCCCAGCTTATAAAGGGGGTCGCGTTTCACGACCCCCTTGGTAAAAAGACTATAAATAAAACAAAAAAAGAACACTGGCTAGGCGTTCTTCACAATAGAAGGTGTATTCCTTTTCTTCAGTGTTCTCTTTGGATGGAGTCCCATATTAGGACTGCAGATATAAATAATAAATTAAAACAATTGATACCTCAACAATAAAATCTTATAATAGGAAAAGAAATGGTTGCTTTCGAGGCGACTAGTAGACCTCCTTTCCTGTTATTGGAATGGAGGTTTTTACTTTATAATTGACAATAAAGAAGTGCTTAAGTAGAATGAGACCTGGCTAGCGGTAGAGAATTCTAAGTGAACCTACCTGCGCAGGAAGGTCTCTCATTCGTGAGAGGCTTTTTCTGTTTAAGCTTTTGAAAACTTAAGGAGATACAGAATGAGTGAAAACAAAAAATTTAAATACTACAGACGTGGGCAAATTATACAGGTAAAATTTGAGCCACAAACAGGATATGAAATTAAAGGCATACATTATGCAATAGTTATTACAAAAAGAGACCAGCCTTATATAGGAACGCTGACCGTTGTTCCGTTAACTTCAAAGTCAGGAAACCACCTGACGCCTATTGGAAGTTGTATCAGTGACAGTGTTTTTCTTGAATTGCTAAGAGAGAAGAACTATTACTATGATCTCCTATTGAAGGCTAAGATTCAAACAGAAAGAATACAAAAGGCGGGTAGCGTTTTAGAAGCAACTACACAGGATGAGCTTAATCAGATTGAAAGAGATCTTAAGGCATACTTAGATAACATCAAGTACTTTGATGATCTTGAAAACAAGTATAAGAATATAAAAAAATCTTCATATGCAAACATTTATCAGATTACAACGATTGATAAATCTAAGATTGTTAACCCTATGAATCACCTGGATCCAATCAAAAGAATTAAAGCGCCTGATAGCGTTATGGATAAAATTGATAAAGGAATCATAGAGGCCTTCACACAAGTTGAAGAGAAACAATAGAATTGACAATTCAGTACTTTTCAATTAAGATATAATTGAATTATGGCCTTAGCGCCGTTTAGATTCACATTATGGCCTTAGCGCCGATCTATTGAAAGCTACTGAGTTCGTCTCGGTAGCTTTTTCTGTTTAAACAAAAAAAGATCCTTCACCGCGCCAACAGTGAAGGATAGATCGATACAGTCTGCGCCAACAGAACTGCATCCGCATTGTAAAATTATGACCTGCTAAAATCACCTTTTACAGTGCTCATTTTAACATATTTTAGAAAGGATGGAAACAGATTTATTATGAGCGAATATATCATGTATCTTAGAAAAAGCAGACAGGATAATCCAGAAGAAACAGTGGAGGAGGTTCTTTTCCGGCATGAGATCCAGTTACAGGAGTATGCCATGAAGAACTTCCATTACAGGATCAAGGAGGAAGACATCTATCGTGAGGTCGTCTCCGGCGAGACTATCGAGGACAGACCGGAAATGAAGAAGGTTCTGAAACTGATCGAGTCCAGCACAGTCAAAGGAGTTCTTGTGATCGAACCCCAACGTCTGAGCCGTGGTGACATGCTCGACTGCGGTACGATCGTACATGTCTTCCGGTACACCAACACTTTAGTTGTGACACCACCCAAGACTTATGATCTGACTGAGAAGTATGACCGCAAGTTCTTTGAGATGGAGCTTTCACGTGGATCTGACTATTTGGAATATACCAAGGAGATCCTGAACCGTGGAAGAGTCTTGTCACGCAAGCAGGGAAACTATATCGGTTCCGTTGCACCTTATGGCTACACCAAGATCAAGAACGGCAAGGAGCATTCTCTTGTGATCAACGAGGAAGAAGCTCAGTATGTCCGTATGGCCTATGATCTGTTCATCCAGGGCCATGGATCTCATTATATCGGTGAACAGCTTGAGGCTATGGGTGCCAAGCCAAGAAAGGCAAAACACTTTACTCCAGCCAACATCCGTAAGATGTTACGCAACCCTGTGTATATCGGTCAGATCGTACTGAACCGAAGCCAGTCCGTGAAAGTGTATGAAGATGGATGTCTGAAGACTAAGCGTGTGTACAATCCTGATTATGAGACAGTACCGGGAAAGCATGAGCCGATCATAAGCAATGAGATCTTCGAACTGGCCAACAGTGAAGCCTGCAGAAAGGCTAGAGTTCCTTCTTCAAAGGAGATTCGTTTCATCTTTGCCGGACTCGCAAAATGTTCAGTATGTGGTGGCTCGCTTGGTCTTAAGGTCCATACTGGAAGAGAACACCCGTACCGTGTTGGGTGTCTAAAAAAGAAATACTGTACGAACACTTCAATTCTTTATGAAGACTTCATAGACCTTGTTGTAAATGCACTTAAAGAGCAGATACAAGACTTTGAAGTACAGATTGAGACAAATGTATACAAAGAGGCCTTTGAGACACAGAGCCTTTTAGAATCACTTACAAAGCGTCTTGAAAAGACAGATGAGAAGATGGGGCAGTTGTGTCAGTATCTGGAAGAAGGAATGTATACTCCGGATATGTTCGTCAAGCGCCGTGATACGCTCATCCAGGAGAAGGATGAACTTCAAAAAGCAGTCAGGGAAGCCAGGAAAAAGATGTCAGGGATGAAGGATATAAAAGAAAAGACTTCATCGCTACATGAAGCCTTGAATCTGCTGCGTGATGACTCGATATCGCCACGTCTTAAAAACACGTTTCTCAAAAAGATTATCAAAGTGATATATTTTAGTAAAATCAATGATGAAATAGTCTTGAAAGTCGTCCTTAGATAG